GCTTGACGCAAGAAAGCAACCATCCACTCATTCCCATTACGAACGGATTGACAATCGACTGTCTCGATAAAGAATCGTCCATCCTTGGTTCGTGCAGCAATACTCAATGCCACATTCGTTCCGTCTTGACCGTACTTGATACCAACAGACAGCTTGCCAGATAATTCTGGAATATCATCCACTTTAAGCTCGTTCCACTCAGTTTCAGAGATAGCAGATTTCTGGTTGTAAGTCGGCCAGAATCCCAAACGTTGGATATTATGGTCCAGCTTATCCTCACCAAGCTCTG